TCATTTATAGAAGAAAAATTTTTAGGTCGTAATAATAAATTTGTTAGTTCAGAAATGCTCGACGAGGTTACTGCTTGGGCAGATGACGTCGCTAAATATGCTGGTTATATGGAAAGAAATGAAATTAACCGTGATATTGAAACGATGACAGCTGCTTCTAAGCTTTATCCCCGTGGAGTGCGTCTGATAAAAGAATGTACTCGTTTAAAGTTAGCTCCCGCCAATTTAAATTTAATCCGCTCTCTTCTCCCTGGTGCTATTAAACTTAGTGACGCTGCGTTTAAATCTGGTGCCAATAAACATTCACTTCGTGTGGAACCTATTGTCGCTTGGTTTACCGGTTCAACTGGTTTAGGTAAAACCGGCATGACTTACCCCTTTATCATTGATATGATGCGCGTATTTGGACCTGTTCCCGCCGACTGGCAACAGAACATCCATGCGCGTATCGCTGAAAATGAATATTGGGATGGCTATGACGATCAAGAATATTTAATTTATGATGACTTCTTACAAAAGAAGGATTCTGCCGCCAATCCAAATGTAGAACTTTTTGAAATGATCCGTGTAACAAATGCTTTCCCTTTCCAACTTCACATGTCTTCTGTAGAAGATAAATCTAATAAATTCTGTAACGCTAAATTTGTCTTTCTTTCTTCAAATCTCGATGTAATTAAAACTGAATCTTTAAATTGTCCCGAAGCTGTTCAACGTAGAATAGATTATGCTTACCGTGTTTCCATTAAACCGGAATTCCGTGAGTATTATTTTAATGCGTCTGGTCAGCAATGCTTTAAATTAGATGCCGAAAAAGCGCGTAACGCTGCACGCATCCTGTTAGGTCCCAATAATAAAAATTTAACAACTAATAATCTTGAAGTTTATGTTTTTGAACGCTTTTCTGTATTTGACGGTAAAACATTACAAACGAATATGACGTATAGAGATGTGGTTGAACAATGTTCTTCTGCTCTTGAAAACCGATTCGCTCGTCATGTTGACTCTGCTGAATATTTAGAAGCTTATAGGAATCCCCAATGGTTAGAATCTACTCCCCCTCCAAGTTATGAAGCCCCGTTAGATATTGTCGAATTTCCCCTCCAAGCTTCGGCTGAAATAGGTGTAGGCTCCGCTGCCGCTGTTATTGCAGCTCGCGCTTCACGCGTGCTGATCATACAACATTTTATTTGTGCTTTATTCTTTGGTAATACTAAAGATACTGCGCTTATGGACTTCTTGTATGGAATTAAACACGGTATGTCAAAATTGTTAGAAAAATTTAATATCATCCCTCGCTCATCAAGTATATGGGATAACGAATCCTTCTCTTATTATCAAAATTATGCTTTATCTGTCAAAAATTATCTGTCAAATTGTAAACAACAACTGTCTGACACTCTGGTGTCTACGCTAGGCGCTGGATGGAAGTACTTTAAAATTGCATTACTAGCCGGTATTTTTATACTGACTACAATGTTCGTTAGGTCTGTGGAAAAGAAATGTCTCCCCAAGTTTATCAGTGATGATGAAAAATTAAGTATTTTAGTGAAAGAGGCTAACACATGTTTAGATAACGATTGTAGAAATTGCAAGACCTGCAGCAATTCTGTTTCGACGCCTTTAAACGCGAAATGGAATTCAAACTGCGCTTGCTATGTACGACGAATGGAAATCTCTCGAGATAATATCCGTCAGTACTGTGTTTCTATGTATGGAAATCAACGTGTGTCCCCCGATCATGAAATGACTTTAACTGATATGTATGACGTAATTGAACAAATTTGTAACTGTGATTGTAGTGTTTGCCCTTATTGTAATGATGAAGAACTTAAATCTAAACTTTTTGAAACGGCCAAGTTACACAAAACAAACTGTGTTTGCTTGTTGACGCGCTTCTACCAAGGTTTTAGAACTGAATCATTACTTCAATTTTTGCTGACTCTTAAAGATAATCTCCCCGCTTACTCTCTTAAAAATAAAGAACTAATTAGGCTCATCTCTCAACACGGTATTAAAGATATACCTGTTTTACCAGAATTTAATAAAACTCTAACTCAAGCCCCCCATTATGACGCTAAAGTCAAAAGTGTAGCTCCCGTAACAAAAATTTTAAATCAAGCCCCTGCTGTTTATGAAGCTCGACAAGCGCGTAACGCTGTTCGAACTGTTATTAAAAATCAAGCCCCTCAATATGATGCGAAAATGAAACATGTAACTACATCCCGTATTGTGAATCAAAGTGTTGCTAACTTAACACCTTTTATTGATGACGTAAAAACCATCATTAGCAAGGCTGATATTCACGTGCGAGATGCTTGTACCATATCAAATTGTGGTCGGTGCTTGTCGGAGCAAGCTACTCCATCTTTGCAAAGGAATTTACCTGAGCAAGATGTAGGAGCTATTACGATAGTACGCGATGTTGTGTATAAGAACCTTTTTAAGTTTGTTGTGACTAAGACCGATTCTGGGAACGTGAAAACAACAACTTATTATGGACAAATATTTATGCTGGGAGGTCGATTAGGTTTAATACCGAAACACTTCTTACGAGCAATTAAAATGGATTTAGAACTCGGCTTTTCTCTTGAGTTTTGTCTCGAAGATGCTTTTGCAGTAATTACTAGTCAGTATCCAGTTGAAGTTATACTTGACGCTGAGAATCATATTGAACATGATTCCCGCGATCTCGCTATAATTCAACTCCCGATTAACGCTGGTTGTTACTCTCAAGCATTCAAACATATTGTTGACGAACAAGATCTGTTTAGGGTAGGTCATAATCCCGGTATCTTAGCAAGATATCAGGCCGCGACTGAAAAAGATAGACAAAAAGGCATTCGCCATTATCGCGAAATGTTTTACTTGTCTACTCTTACTCCTGAAGACAGTCTTGTCGAAACCAATATGCGTGATGAGATTATAACGAATAGAGGATCGTATTTGTACCATGCCGTGACTGTTCCTGGTGACTGTGGATCCGTCCTAGTAGCCAGAAGCACGAGCATAACCCAAAAAATTGTAGGTATACATATTGCTGGTTTGATGGGCGTCGTCGAAGGCATCTCTGTTAGTATTACACAACAGATGATTGTCAAGATGATGTCTCATTTTAAATCTTCATCGCAGTACGGACATGCCGTTGTACCCTTTGATGTTAGAAGTGACATCTTAAGAGAAAACGGCACGTTTCAGCTGCATGGAACAAAAGTTGGTGTGCGCATCAATGGTAGTGTTAAAACTGCTATGACGCGTTCCGCTGCTTTTGGAGCATTGTGTGTATCCCCAAACAAGCCCGGATATCTGAGGCCATTCACTAACTCACAAGGTGAACGAATTGACCCCATGAAACTGCAACGTTCGAAATATGGTGTTGTTAGGCCGTTTGTCACTTTTTCGAGAGTACAAACTGTCTATGAGGCAATGGCTGTGTTCTATCACCGAGAGTACCAAAATACTCCCGAATGGTATAAGCAACCGTTGTCTCTGGAGGAGGCTATCATCGGAATCGATGGTGATCCCTTCATAAATGCTATAAATCGTCAAACTGCCCCTGGATACCCATATACTTTTAATAAACCTAAAGGTACTGTGGGAAAACAGGGTTGGTTTGGAAAGGAAATGGAATATGACTTAACAAATTCCCATTGTCTTCAGTTATTAGACGATGTTGAACAATTGAAGCTTGGCATGTTGGAAAATGTGCGCCCTGAAGTTATCTGGATAGATACACTAAAGGACGCTAAGATTCCTATCGCAAAAGCTGATGTTGGTAAAACTCGTTTATTCACTGCATGCCCCATGCATTATAGTATTGCTTTTAGACAATATTTTCTCCCGTTCATTGCACACGCTATGAGAAATCGCGTAGATAACTCTCTAGCCGTTGGTATTAACCCTACCTCTGTGGAATGGACTAAGCTCGCACAACGTCTTCAACGCCAAGGCTCCAACGTAATCGCAGGAGATTATTCCAATTTTGATGGAACTCTACCTGTGCAATACGTTGAAGTTGCCGTGAAGATCATGTGTGACTGGTTACTTGCTAACTGGGAAAACATTGTCAAAGCAAACCGTAATGTGGTATGTGGTCGAAATTTAACTAAAGAACAATTTTACGACTTTATATATAAATTAGGAATGGAATGTTTTAATCATTTGCATATTGCTAATCATGAAGAAGCAAAGGGCGCATTGGTTTATTTCGTTCGCAATGGTATACCTTCTGGTTGCCCTGCGACGGCTATACTTAATAGTATAGTAAATCACTGTGTCTTAGCTGACTCTTGGTTGTCAATTATGCAAGATGAACCGCTCTATGAAAATTTAGCAACGATGAGTGCGTTTTTTGAGCACACATCGTCTATTTTTTATGGAGATGACTTCATTATGAATATACGACATTCTGTTATAGACTTGTATAATCAGGAAACTCTTACACAAGTACTTAAAACTAATTTAGATATGGACATGACCGACGAAGCAAAAACAGGTGACATTGTAAAGGCTCGAAAACTAGCTGATGTCTCTTTTCTCAAACGCAAATTTCGCTTTGAAGAGAGTATTCAGCTATGGGTTTCCCCTATAGATATCAATGTGCTCCTTGATGCACCGAATTGGGTTCGTGCGGGTAATGCATCTGCATTACAGATATGTGTTGATACCTTATCGACGTATTGTCTTACCGAACTTGCCCTCCACGATCGTGATGTAGATGATTACTGGCGACCTAAAATGGTAGCTTGTGGTCTAAACATCACTCGTGGTACTGGAATCACTTTTAACCCTGATAGTAGGCGATCTGTATTAGCCAAATTCAGGAACGAACAATTGAATACAGAAATAAACTTTTAGTGTGATCTTTATATTATAATGTTAGATATATGGAAAATTAATATAATTGCTACTAAATTCTAAGGCTTAGTTATTTAACTTTACTTATTAAGATGGCCAATGGCAGCCCCATTAAAATCTAGATATATATCAAATGTCATTAATTGGTTAGGTAGCTATTAATGTCAGAAACTTACCTGCAAATTTTCAAAACACTCAAAACTATACTCAACAACAACAAATTTTAAAATTCTCCTCTGAAGGTATTGCTCCAAATTCTAATGTTCATCTTGATCCAGTCTCATACAACAATGCGTTTATGGATTGCGTCAATGATGGTCGCTCTCATAATATTATTTCCTTTTTGGAAAGACCTCTTATGATGGTGACTGCCGCATGGCAGACAAATGTGGAACGCGGAACAGTTCTTCAGGCTTTCGAACTTCCCTGGGATTTATTATTCAAGGATATGTATAAAACTAAGGTTGATCGCTTTTACGGCTTTCGTGCTGACTGTGAAATTCGGGTTCAAGTTAATTCTCAACCCTTTCAAGCTGGCCGATTGTTGTTAAGTTGGATTCCTGGTTATAGATACCTTGGTGGTAAACAAGATTATTATAAATCAACTGTTACTTCTTTAAATGCTAACATCAAATTTCTCCCCCCAATTACTGGTTGCCCTCATATAGATTTAGATTTATCTACCTGTACTGAAGCAACTATGTGTGTCCCTTATATAAGTCCTTATTCTTTTTCAGAACTTCCTAATGGTATTGGTTCGATGGGTCGATTCCAGCTAGTGGTTTATTCTCCGCTAGTCGACTCATCAGCCGGTACTGTTGATTACACAATTTTCATGAATTTTAAAAATATCCAATTGCGTTACCCAACCGGATTGCCACTCACTGCAACAGCTCAAATAGGTTCTGAAGCAGTGGAAGAAGCCGGCGGTGCTGGTATTATTACCTCCACTGCCTCCGCTATATCTACTGCTTTAGGTGCTGTCGCTGACATTCCCGGTGTATCACAGTTTGCTCAACCTGCATTGTGGGTATCTAAAAATATCGCAGACGTCGCGCGTCAATTCGGTTGGTCTAAACCAACTTCTATTGAAGCGCCCCACGTAACGAAACTTTCTAGTACTCGCTTTATGGCAAACTCTGATGGTGTTGACACTTCTCATGTTCTTTCACTTCTTTCCGATAACTCCCTTGAAACTGATGCCTCGCTTTTTCGGACGAATGTGGATGAGATGGCATTATCTCATGTCGCTCGTACGCAAACGTTTTACACTCGATTCGCATGGAATGCAACGTCTCCAGCGGGTTCAGTGCTGTTCAGCGCGCCCATCACCCCAAATTTCTATCGCTATACTATATCCACCGCTCAGTATGCCCCAACAACTTTAGCTTACACTTCAGCTGCTTTCAGGCAATGGAGAGGTGGTATTAATTTCAACTTCAAATTTGTTAAAACTAAATTTCATTCTGGTAGGGTCAGGCTTATTTACGTTCCAGGCGATTATTCAAATGGCGTAACTCTTCCTTCTAATTTCGATATTGATGCTAATTATTCTACTGTGGTGGATCTTCGATCTGATACGGATGTAGAGTTTAATGTACCGTTTGTCGCTATCCAACAGTGGTTATTAGTTGATAATGCATTCCCTGGTACTGCTCGCGATAATACATTTAGTACGGGCACCATTTATATGGTTGTACTCAACGAACTTCGCGCAGTTAGTACTGTGTCTTCATCTATCGACGTTATAACAGAAGTTGGCGCCGCAGCGGACTTTGAACTCTCAATACCCCGTCTTCCATCTATATATCCTAGTAGTGTGTTATTCCCTCCTCCAGCATTAACTGCCGATACAGTCTTAAATAGATTGACTCGCGCAGTTGCTCAGGTGGGTGAAGCTGAAGCCGTGATTGCGCCTCCAGAGGTTATTCAAGCCACTGGTGCAGTCACAGCTCCATTAACATCTAAAGATTTTCCTGCTACTAATTATGTAGGTGGTGCTATTACAGTGGGAGAAAAAGTGTCCTCTATTCGTCAAGTTCTTAAACGATTTCATAGGGTTTTCACTGATCAAAACGCCGGCAATTTAATTACTGGTGCTTATCAAATACAACCTTCAAAAGTCAATAGTCCTTTACTTAGTGGATCTACGTTACCGCGTTCTATTGATATGTATGATTATTATTCATATCTATATGCGTTTTTCCGTGGATCTTTCAGATTCAAAGTTCTTCCATATGACGCTCAAATATACGCCGCTAGAGTTCGTTTGCTACCTGAACAGTTAATCACTGATTCTTCATCACCTGTTGCATTTGCTACTGGTTTATTGCCGGAATCTTATACAGCGGCTGACGTTTATATGCCACGAAATCTTGAGGGTGTATTTGAGTTTCAAGTACCCCACTATGCGAGATATCCCATTCTTCCGATTACGGCAGGTGGGAATATGTCGTCCGATTTATTCCAGCGTAATTTCACTGAAGTAGATCTTTCAACGTCAAACACTAACGTGCTTTTAGACAGAACAAAAATTACTGTTTATAGGGCCGTTGGCGATGACTTTTCGTTCAATCAACTGATTGGACCTCCCTTTGTGTCTCAATATACTGCGACATAAATTAAAAACGTTATGTTCCACTACAGGTGAAACTGAGGAAACAATGGTAGGCTGTGCTGCTATTTGATTGAAAGCTATGTACATATGTATATAGTGATTATGTCATTGTGTGGTCATTACGCCGAAACTGTAGCTGTTTACAATAACGTTGTGTGGATTGGGAATCCTGAACGAGCATTAGCTCACATTAGAATTACTTATTACTAGCTCTTAATTATAGTAGTATTTTAGTCTTTAAATTTAAGAATTAATCAATCTTATATAATATTTAATCATAATTCTTCTTATTAACATTAGATTAGGCTCATTTGTCAAAAATACTAGCCTTGCATATATTAGGTATGCCCTTACTTTTAGTAACTATTTTTAGTTCGATCCCTGGGTATGCCCAGTAGAAGTTTTTCTCACTTTTCTTCTTTAAGGATCAAGAAGTGTAAACTTAAATTAAGATACGTAAATATATGTTAAAGTTATTTTTCTAAAAAAAAAAAAAAAAAAAAAAAAAAA